AATGTCCGCCGAGACTTGGTACAATGTGGACGAGGCTATAGCCTCTGGCCTTGCCACTGGTCGCGTCGAAAGCGGCAAGAAGTACAAGAAGCCAAAGAACGCTTTCGACTCGGCAGCAGCGTTGCTTAGGCGGGCAAAGATAGCTGAATTCGTGAGGACGAATCTATGATCTATACGGTGGAAAACACGTTGCGAGTCGGAAATGTCGTTGATTACATCGTCGATGCGAACGGCGAAAGGATTCACGGGCCTACCATTGAGTGCAACACAGAGACAGGCGAGGTGATTCAGTACGTCACATACCAAAACGGTGTTCCGATTCTTGATGTAGATCGAAAGCATTGCGTTCGACGACGAATGATTTTCCAAAAGCCCTTGCAAGTCGTCTTTGCTCGACACTTGACAACGGGCAAGCGATAGCGTAAAGTGATTTCCGGCTGGCCAGAAGTGCCAACCACTCTGCAACTAATTAGCGGCAGTGACACACGGTTCAAAACGATTTAGTTTCCCGTGGCAGTCATGCCGCTATCTTGGTTTAACGACTGCCACACAACCCACAAAGGGCAGTCAGAATGAAGAGCGCAAAAGCGTTAGGCGAAGAAATCCAAGCCTTGCAAGCCAAGGTTCAAGCGATCCAAGCGGTCGCAACTCAAGAGAGTCGCGAATTGCTCGAAGATGAGCAAACTGAGATCGATTCGATCCTCGGAACTGAGGGCAAGGCCGGTCAGATCGAGAACCTCTCGAAGCAGCGAGAGCGAGCGATGAAGATCGAGCAAGCGGTCAGCAACACGGTTCGCCAAGTGGTTGACAATCAACCTTCGGAAGTCGGCAATTTCAAGATCCCTGCAAAAGCCAAAGCGGTTCGCCAGCTGAAGGCTTTCAAGGGGCCTGATGCAGAACGTGACGCATATGCTTCGGGCCAGTTTATCAATGCTGTTCTCGGAAGCGACAAATCGAAGCAATGGTGTCGCGATCATGGCGTTCTCAACGCAATGGGCGAAAACAACGATCTCAACGGCGGTTCTTTGGTTCCTGTCCAATTCGAGAACAGCGTTATCAGCCTTCTCGAAGAGTATGGCGTGTTTGCTCGGTACGCTCGCAATTACCCGATGACCTCAGATAGCGCAACCTTGCCTCGTCGAGTCGGCGGATTGACTGCTTACGCAGTCGGCGAAAATGCCGAGATCACTAGCTCGGATGCCAGCGTCAACCAAGTCAACCTCACGGCTCGCAAGTTTGCCACCTTGACCAAGGTATCGAGCGAATTGAGCGAAGACGCTGCGATTGCTCTTGCTGACATGCTTGCAACCGAGATTGCTTACGCTCACGCTGTAAAGCAAGACTCCTGCGGTTTCTTGGGTGACGGTTTGCCAACTTATGGCAACATCGTTGGTCTTGCCAATGTGCTTGCTGCTGGTTCGGTGGCTACTGCTGCGGCTGGTCAAAACACGGGTGCAGGCTTAACCATCGCTGTGTTCCAAGATGCTGTTAGCAAGTTGCCTCAGTATCCTGGGATCCGTCCAGTTTGGTTTTGCCATTCGGCGGTCTATTGGAATGTGTTGGCTCGATTGCAATTCGCTGCAGGCGGAAATACCGTCATGGATCTTGCAGGAGCTCCAATGCAGCAATTCATGGGCTACCCAGTTGTATTCTCGCAAACGCTGCCAAGTTCGATTAGCGGCTCGACCAAGTTTGCCTACTTTGGCGATCTAGGTTTGGCTTGCACGATGGGGATGCGTCGAAGCTTGACCATCAAGTCTGATGCGTCGCGATATGTTGACTTCGACCAAATCGGGGTGTTTAGCAACATTCGATACGACATCAACATTCATGAGATCGGAACGGCTAGCGTTGCTGGGCCAATCGTTCAACTCAAGGCCGCTGCCTAATTCACAACCAACAAAGGAAAGTAGGTGATACATGAACGCACTTCAGCATACTAAATGGGTCGCGGCAATCAAGCCAGGTGCATTGCTCGACAATGCAACCGCAACGGCTACCGTCGTTGATGCTCGCAATTGGGACTTTGTTACGATCGCTGTGACGCTCGGAGCAACTGACATTGCGATGAGTGCATTGAAGGTTCAAGCTTCCGACGCGTCAGGTGGGACATACGCTGACATTACCGGAGCGACCTTCGACGGCGGGTCAGGTCTTGGCGGTGCTACCTTGGCACTCCCAAGTGCAACCGATGATGGCCAGGTCTGCTTGTTCCACATCGACATGCGAGGGAAGAATCCATTCCTCAAGGTCGTTGCAACCTTTGGCGATGGCACTTCCGGCGGTTACATCTCGGCCGTTGCTTGCTTGAGTCGAGGTAAGATTCCGCCGAGCGTTTCTTCGGATGTTGCAGACGGTGACGTTTGCATTGTGGTTTAGTCTATGGACTTGATCCTTTTGAAAGATTGGAATGGCCTGCCAGTCGGGTTTCGGCTGGTAGGCGTTCAATGCGGTCAAGCTGAAATAATGATCCAGCGAGGTTTCGCCAGTGCGATTGATAGCGGAAGTAGTGACAAAGCCGACAGCCGAGCCGGTGACGCTCAGCGAGGCGAAAAAACAACTCGAAATCGCAAGCAGCGACACTAGCCACGATACGCACCTTTCAGCATTGATCGGAGCGGCTAGGGAGCAGTGGGAGCACGATACCGACAGCGTGACTTGCTTTCAGACGCTTCGCCTTCGGGTTGCTTCAATCTTCGATGGGTTTAAGTTGCTCAAGAGCCCGATTCACTCGATCACCTCGATTCAATACTTCGACGGTAACAACACGCTGCAAACCTGGGCATCGACTCAATACCAATTGCATGTCGATCAAATTAGGCTTGCGTACTTGGTGACCCTGCCAGTTGCGGCCAGTCGTTGGGACGCTTGGACAATAACCTACAAGGCAGGACACTCGCAAGACGGCCAGAGTGTACCTGAAGCAGCTAGGGCGGCGATCCTAATGCTCGTTGCTCATTACTTTGAGAATCGCGATATGGTTATGTCCGATGCTCTGCAAACGATGCGACCTTATGAGATGCTCGTCCGCCGATTTATGAGGGCATCATATCCATGAGCGGATCAGGGCGACCAAATAGGCACAGAGTCGGCGCGATGCGACATCGCTGCACGATTCAGCAAGCTACAGAGACGCAAGACGCAAGCGGTCAACCTGTTGTCGCTTGGTCTAATTACGTCGTTAACGAGCCTTGCGAATGGAATCCAACGAGCGGCATCGAGAACATGCGGGGCCGTCAATTAGAAGCAGGAACAAGGGCCGTTTTCGTTGTTCGATACCGATCAGGCTACAGCACCCAAATGAGAGTGCTTTTTGAGGGCGAGCAATACGGAATCACAGCGATTAACCGCGTTGATGGGCTACGGAGATACCTAGAAATCATTTGCTCGGCGGTGCTGTAATGGGAACAACCATTGAAATCGATCAAGCCTTGATTAAAGCGGTCGATGCGATCCCGCTAACGCTTCGCAATGGGCCTCTAGGCAAGTGTCTCGAGGCGTTTGGCGAAACGATCGCAAGGGCCTGCAAATCGCAGGCTAGGAGCTCTCGGGGCGGTAGTCGGCTCAAGTGGTCGAAGAAGTACAAAAACAATCCTGCATTCCAAAATGATTCGCGGGATCACTTTGGACACAAGGTCATGCGAAACGGACTTGCTGTTTATGTAGGAGCAAAATTCGACAAGGGCAACAAACAGCAATTCGTCATGCCTATCAAAAAAGGAACAACCTATGTCCGCAACCTTTGGGGCGAGTCAGGTCAGCAAATACCAAGGATTAGCAGGCGTGGAAAGCCGTACATTATGACACGCAAAAAGGACGCGCAAACCGCCGATTTTCCGGTGCAAGATCGAGCACCCGTCAAGGCTTTCGACATCACGAAATCACAAGCTGGACAAGCTTTTATGAACGAACTACAAAAGCAAATCAAGGAGCTTCGCCTTGGCTAGAAATCTACAACTCACATCAAAGGTAACCATTGCATCTAGCGGAACCGTTTCAAGTTCATTGACGCTCGAAGGCGGTCGAACGGTGCTTGCACTCAGAACGCCAACCGCGTTGACGGGCACTACGTTTACCTTTCAAGCTTCCGACGATGCAAACAACTTCTACGATCTCTACAACGGATCAACGCAATACAGCGTGACAGTTGCTGAATCGCGGTTCGTGGCACTAAATACCGAAGTGATGGCCGGTGTGCGATACCTGAAGGTGGTCAGCAATTCGGCTGAGGCGGCATCTCGGGATATCATCGTCATCAACGGGGAGTTGTAATGTCGGCGATCGGCGAAGCATTACGAACAAAGCTACTCAGCTACAACACTGTATCAACGCTTGTTGGTCAGCGAATGTATCCCGATGCACTTGTCCAAAATGCTCAACTGCCTGCAATTGTTTACTATGTGACATCAACCAAACGAGATCACGCCATCGACGGTGTAACCAAGTCGGCTCATGCCCGAGTAACCTTTGATTGCTATGCAACTACTCGGCGGGTCGCAAGCTCGATCAGCAAAGCGATTCGCGAAACCGGAATTGATTTTTTTCGCGGGACTGTTGACGGTTACTCATTTGCAGGAATCGATTTTGACAGTGCCGACGAATACCTAAACGACACTCCAACCGATGGAAACCAAGAGCATCGGTATTTGGTTAGCTTCGATCTCTTGGTTCACTATGGGGAGCCCTAGACATGGCTGCATTGACTGTACCGACTACTGGACTTGGAGCGACCATTTCCGGGACTGGCTTGATTACTACCAAGCTAAAACGAATTGGCGAAATGACCAT